GAAATAATAGTAGGACAAAGAGCTTCACTTAACCAATATGGTGTAGATCCTGTAATCCAAGTACTTCCAGATCTTAAAATATATTCATGTGAGTATATTACCCCATCATACTTTTCAGAATTTGAAGCAGTTAAATACATTGTATATTCTGGATCAAACTCTGCAATAACATTTAATACGTTTGCATCCAAACTTCCAGTAAATAATAAACTATCTCCAGATCCGGATGGTACTATATTTTGTAAATTAGCATCATATACTGAATTATAACGTTCAATTTTTGGTAGTATAGAATCTTTATTTCGTTCTAAAAAGTTTGGCTGTATTAATACGCCGGTAAGTTTATCAGCACGGGCTGGTAATAATTGTTCTAGTTGTTTAAAAAATGATAAATCATACAATGAAAATATTTTTATATATGAATTAATGTCATTTCTAGTAGAATATTTTTTCCAATATTCCTGAGCTTTGTGTATTAATTCTGGGTACGCAGTTTCCTCAGTATTACCCGGGTCTCCTATATAATCATCCAACGATATATAACCATATTGAGCTATTATATCTTCATCAATCATTGTCTGTGGAGAAAAATATACTCCTAGTTTTTTACTATCTAATGGTGCTTTATCAAATTGACTTCGTTCCGCTCTAGTTTTTACATCCAATGTTCCAATTAGTTCATTATCTTCTAAACGAATTTTATTATCATCAAACGTACCTGCACCTAAACTAGGAGAATCGTAGTAATATATTTCTTCTATGGAATCGTATGGTGTTGCTATAGTCCATCCAGAAAATGATGCTGATAATGAAGATAATTTAGGTTGTACACCAACTAAAGATCCAGTAAGATTATGGTTAATTTTTTGTGTTAATGGCAATCTAAATAGTAATTCGTTATATGGATCGGGCGAATTATATGCAGCAGGGGCTTTAACATGATTATTAAAATCAGAATCTGCTAAATTAACAGTCCAAATTCTTAATTCCTGCAATTGTCCTTCTAATCTATTAGCACCAGTACTAGTACCACCTAAAATAATAGATCCAGTTGGATTAAATGAACCAGTGCCAGATGCTGAAACTGCTGCTACTATTTTACCATATTTTGAACGTTTTGCTGTAATTTCTAAATCGGAGCCGTTCGTACGAAGCATCGTAGATATCCATCCTCCGTCAAACATTTCAATATTAGCAGACCCCGTACCATTAACTAATATAGTACCTAACGTACCACTTGTATAATCTATTGTAACTACATTTGACCCAATGGTATATAAATGCATTGTACTAGACATAGTTGGATTAGTAATTACATTATCTGTTCTAAATCTAAGTTCTACCGTATTAATCGATTCGGAATAATTTATAGTAACAGTACCCGCAGGATTTTGTAATAAATCTAATGCATAATCAAAATTCAATTTTTCATATATAGGCACTCGATCAAGTCTAGGTCCACCGTATTCATTAATGGATATTATAGATTGTGGTATACCATAACAAGATAACAATGCTTGTATACTTCGTTTAGTACCTTTAGATTTTAATAATACCGGTAAGTTATTTACAATACGTCGCCAAACGGCATATGTACGATCTCGACCAGATACCGATGGATCTCCTATAGTATTAGACCCAGTTAATGGAGTACCAGTTTCAGATGTTCCTAATACATATTCCCATAAATCTAATCGCTGATTCCCATCTGTTAAGTTCCATCCAAATTGTTTTGCTACCGAATATAATAATTCATTAGGCATTCCTAATTTAGGATTTTCTTCTCGCTTGTTAATTTGAGACATATGATTGATATATGAATATAATATATCGTAATGATGTCCTAACATATTAACAAATGAAGTTATACCTTCATTAGCTGTATCTAGTTTTATAAATTGTGGCAATGCATATACTAACGCATTGTAATTCAATGTGTCATATAATGAAGCTGATACATAAATGTTATCATACCAATTAATAAACTGACTTGATGTTACTGATGCTAATGTATACGGTACTGTTGAATTTATTTTAGGGGCTGGCGTAATATAACTACCAGTAACAGATGCTACAGTAAAGTTTTCTGATAGTATTGGATTTGATGTTAATCCAGATGATGATTGATAATATAAATATTGTTCAAATCCATCAAATCCACTTATCAAATTTGTTTTACTTGCTTGGAAATCTGCAACATTAGTTGTAGCTACGCTACCCGATAATTGAGAAACTACTGAACTCTGAGACGTATAATACTCAATTAATTCTAATTTATATTTGAAATTTTCTAAACGTTCTGTAGCTGAACTATAAAATATAAAATTATTAAAGTCCGAATAATCTATATTTAATTTTATTCCAGATAAACTTCCAGAAAAATATGAATCAACAATTTGTTGTGAAGTTTGTACACTTGATCCTAATAAATCTGTCCATGCCTGAAAACCGGTTTCAGTCGATGTATTATATACTGCATTTGCATACCAATTTGGATTTGCTAATGTACGAAACGTAGTTTCAATCGGCTTTGGAGAAATTGAAAGTTTATCAATATATGTTGATTTTAATTCTTCAACAACCCAACATTTAAAGTCAACATCAATATCAACAGATAATGGTTCATATAGTTTAACATATAAATAGTCACCAATAACTACACTATTAACAAAAAGTACATTATTATTTCTGCTAAAATTTAATAAGTATTTTTTATAAAATTTGCTAGATGTATGTCGGACTGTCTGTATATACGATGTAATCTGTTTTAAAAATTCAGTATCTTCTGCATCGATTGCACGTAAACGTAATTCAGTACGATCTGGTGAAATTTCATCAATTCGTAAATGTTGTCTTTCGTAACCTCCTATTAAATTTTTAAAGAAATTAACAGCAAATCTAAAATTACCAGATGTTAGTTTTAAGTTATTAAATTCATCATATAAATTAATTGCAACCGGTCGATTTTTAATTGAAATAATCTGTTTAGTTAATTTATTACGATATTCTGGAATTTTAGATTCTAATTGTATTTTATGATTTCCAGTTATCCACGTGTCATCAGAATATACATGTAATTCAACACGAATATCTTCAGATTGTTGAGAAATTTCTGGTACTGGTACAACACGTTCATTTGCATCATAACTAAAAAATTCAGATTTTGTTTTTGCTATTCGATCAGCAGAAACTGATTTTGTAGAATTTTTAATTTCTTCGATATTTTTATATTGTGTTAACATAAATTACCCAACCGGTTGATTCCATTCATCAACATTTTTTGCCGCATCTGTAACGACCATGTATGTTTGTTCTGAAAAAATTGTATGCTGATCAGGTTGTCCTGCATATGCACCTATACCAAAATAATCTCCTATATCAAATTGTGAATTTGGGATAACTTCATCAATATATAATATTTGAGTTTCTCCAGAAGTAATAGAACCAAATATTGGTTCATCTACTTGAGCTGCTTGTAATAGTACATCTCTATATAATGTTAATACTGCAATCGTATTATCATAATCATTTCGTAAATCTGCTAAAATAACAGCACCAGACGTAACGTTTGATATAAACAATGTTATTAAATTTGGATCGATACGATATCCAGGTATTACTACTGATTGTATATCAGTTGGTATTTTTGACTTCATTGCATCAAAATGCGTTATTAATGCAGTTTTTGGTGGCCCTGGTGGAAGTAGATTAATTCTTGTTTTTGCAGAATCAATATATGAATTAGCTCTTGTTAAAAATTGAGATGCTCTAAAAGCAATATCATTATTATATGGATTTGCCGCGGGAGATGCATATGCTAAATTAGGACCTGGTCTAAAATAACGATTAAGCGGTTTATTAGGACCACCTTGCATCAAAGTAAAATAACATGTACCAAAGCCAGATACTGCTAAAAAGTAATGTGATATTTTAATACGTATACGAATATCCACTCCGGAATTTTTAACATCTTTAGTAATATAATATGTATTTGTAACAGTTTGAGGAACGCCTTCTACAATTTGATCTAATAATATTCCGGATGGAATTCCACCAGCATTAACCGTAGCATTTTCACTTGGTTTATATCTTGCGTATACAGGATCTATATCTAATGTAAGATCTACATTTAAATTTAAATTATCACCAGTTTGAACTTCTACTGGGAACTTATAATACTGAAAACGAGTATCTAATACACGTAACAAAGAATTAGTAGCAATTTGTTCTGTAACTGGATCAATTATTAATAATGGATTGTTATTAGATCCTTCAGTCATTTTAATATTACCTGCATCATCTCGCGGAATAATATTTGTATCATTTGAAATGTATGTTAAACCATCAAGTCTATATTTTGCTTGAACTTTTTGATTAACAGGATCTAACTTTTGTATTTTAGCCATTATCTAACTACTTTAAAATAAATTTGATCATCAACATATTGTTCTACAATTCCATCAATAATCTTTAATTCTAAACGATAGTAGCGTTCCGGCATAAAACTATTCATATCAACATAAATAAAATTTCCCGTACTATCGCAACTAACTTTATTATAAATATTATCATATGAAATTATAGGTTCATCTGTTTGTGCATCAAATATTGCATAATATGTAGTAGATGGTAAATATTTTACAGTTTCATATGGAAATAAATTTGTTGGAGATTTTCTAGGAAACTTATCACGTGCAAATATACGTATTTTTGTTACTTCAGTGTCTTTATACTGCGGTTTAACCTGGGTATATACATCATATGAATCAATATTAACCTGGGTAAGAGATCCTGTTGTAAAAGTGCTGTTATCCCAGTACATAGTTAATCTAGGGACATATATAGTATGAGTATCTCTACTAAAAAATCTAATATAGCCTGATACATTATCATTTTGCTCATCAGAGTCAGAAAACTGCAGTAAGAATCCATAATTTGGAATAGATGCTCCACCACTTCCACTTAACCATATTTTAACAGAATCGGTTACATCAATATTTAAATCAGTAGTACGATATGAAAATGATTCTGATGTTATTAAACCAGCTGTGCTACCACCAGATGCTGATTGAAACATCCATGAACTACCGGTACCAGATCCTGACGCATACAATGTACTAGAACCAATTTGTATGTTCTGACTGCTAGAATACCATGTGCTACCAGATACCGGATAATTCCATGTTATACCATCTGTAGTAGGACTTGTTTGATATCCTGTACCATTAATCCAATCTTGTGCTATTAGTTTGGAAAAGATAGAATATTCTGCTGGTAAACTTTTTGCATGAGATGTATATAATTGTAAAATAAATTTACAGTCGTTTACCGTTTTATTATATTTTGCTAATGATGCTGAAATTTCAGACATATCAAATTTTACAACAGCTCTAGATTTTAACAATGTAGCACCATCATCGCCTAAACGTTTGCCTATTTCTAGTATTTCATCTAAACCGGTATTTGCATTAGGAGCCGATTCATATAATGTTGCATCTTTTTCTGCATAAAAAATTCTAAACATGTATCACCTTTAATAATTTACTACTCGACCTTTAATATCTCTTGTTGAAAATTTAACTTCAAAAATACTAGGATCTAATGAAGGATAAATAATACCATTCTTAGTAGCAGAATTTAAATCATAAATGTTACCTGAATACCCAAAAGTCGTATCAAATAAATTGTTTAACGAAACTCCAATAACTGATTGAACTCCTTTTACATTGGCTAATGTAGTAGTTATATCAGATTTAATAATTGGTTGGTTTATTTGCCATTTATCGATATCAAAAAATGATTGTAATGCACTAATACAATTTAATAATACTTCATTGCTATTATAATTTGGTAAAACTGATATTTCAAAGTTAACACCAATATTAATTATAAATGCATCTTTAATATTAACTGCATCTGTTAATATACGATAATAATCTAAATATGTTTTTAAATTTTCTTTAATAGCTTGATTTAATTGTACTAATTGTTTCGAAGAATTATATCCTAAAACATACATGTTCATTGCTAATGGATTTAATACACGAGATTCCTGATAATCTTGTTGTGATAATTGATCATCTGGAACTATATATGCTTTAGCAACACTTCCATATTTTGCCGGCATTGAATATGCACGAATAATATAATCTTCACGTGTTACTAAACGATTTTGTGTAGCAAAGTATGCTAGTGCATTATTTTTTATATCTTGTGCAGTATCGGCAGTTTTAGCACCAGTTGCCGCAATTGGATTATTAACAGCTACTGTTGTTTTAACAAAATTAACTAATGCAGCGCTTAAACTACTATTAATATCATCATTATATTCGATAAAATTAATTTGTGTTAATACATTTGCTGGTACGTTATCAACAATTCCGTTACCAACTGTATATATAACTGTTAACGTTGTGTTTGCCGGTGCTTGGCCATATGTTCTTGTATATAAAAAATTAGACGGATCTATATCGACATCTACGGCACGCCTAAAGCCGGCTAATCCATTCCCGACGTTATCTGGATTTGGTATTACTTCTTCATCATTATTATCAGAAACACCAGAACCAAATTGTATTTCTAAACGATTATCACTTCGCAATCTGGTAATAAATCGTTTTGCAGTTTTTCTAAGTTTTAATAAGCTAGGAGATGATGATCTATAAACATATAAATCCGGATCAGTTTCTGCTAAATTTGGTACATCTTCGAAGATAGTGTCTTGTGCTAAATATGGAACTTGATACCAATTATCGCCATCGGATTCGGTCATAGAAAGTATTTCTATAATATTCGTATCTGGTAATACAACTTTATCGTATGGTATTGGAGTAGTAAAATTGTAAGATGTTGTTCGAACATCACCTGACACTGCTCGTACTTGTTTTTTAAGAAGATAATATGTTGGTAATTTAGTGGATGGATCACTTTCATATATAGTTACTTCAGTAGTATCAAATGATGATGAAAAACCAAAATCTACGCTATCCAATGTTCTGAATATAGATGGTCCGTTTGACTGTTGTATACGCATTCCCGGTTTAATTGATAATGCATAATTATAATCAGGTTGCACATTTGCACCAGTACCTGTTGCTGGAACTAACTGAAATATATCTAATGTAACATATGCTGGTACAACATTATTAGGCGTATAACCTAATGATTTTGCAATATCATATATATTTGTTCGTTCCGATGCTTGTTCTAAAAAAGATTCTCTTAAATTTGTATCAGCATAGTATGATAATACATCGCCAACATATGCAGCTAATTCCAGAAATATCATTCCAGGAGATGACTCGTTAAAATCAGTGTATGTTTGTGGAAAGTATTGTTTCGTAAAATCTATTAGATTTTGTCGAAATTGACTAAAATCCTTTCCTAAGTATGATATATCTTTTTTAGTTTCCATCAGCAATTAATAATTGGTTATCATTTGTTACATTTAATGTTATAGTTGATAATGATTCATCTGTAGTATTTGTTTGCACTTGAAACGTAATTTTTACAGAAATATTATGATCTAAATTTGCATCATCTTCAGCAGTTACAGTAGCAATTTCTATTATATTAATATATGGTAACCAAAAATTAACTGGCTGTGTTATAACATCATTTATATTTTGTTTAATTGCATTTGTATTAGGTTCAAATAGTAATCTAACTAAATTAGTACCAAAATTTGGCTGAAGTGGTCGTTCACCTTTAGTTGTTAACAGTAAATTTTTAAGATTACTAATTGCTTGATCGACGGTAGTATATGTCGATGAAAAAATTCCAAAAGCACCATTAAATGGTAATTGTACACCTAGTGCACGATTTTCAGTCGTATCAGATTGATTTACACTTAATACTTGATACGCCATTTAATTATAATCCTTTCTTCTTATTCACTGCTTTCATTAAAGCCGAATAATCTCTTGTTAACGCCTTTTGAACCTCAGGCGCTACTTCATATGTTTTACCCGTTTCTGGATCTTCCATAACTGTCGGTGTTTGTGGTGCCAATCCCATTGCCTGTTGCATATTTTGTCGCATCATACCAAATCCTTGAGCATCTGCTGAAGTGAATGATAAGTCATCTACGCCTTCATTCATTAAATCAGAAAAACTATTCATTGCTAAAGGCGCCTGTTCAACTAACGCATCTGTTTCGTTTAATATCGATGCCCATTTGTTTTCTGTGAATTGAACCGTAGATTTTTTCTTCGGTGGCGGAGGTGGATTTCGGTGGCCTGGCAAATTTGTTGTTCGCTTCGGCTGTTTCATTTCTGTAATAGTAGATTGTAATCCTTCTCGAAGAATTTCTGTTAATTCTTCTTTAATAACTTCACGTACGGCTACTTTAAGCGCTTTTATCAATGTTTTTGAATCCATGGTATATTTTTTATATAAATATTGTAAATATTAATTTACGGGATTACCCCAATTAGTAGCAGATACTTTTGGTCCGTAAACTGTATTTGTAGTTGTATCAATATAATAATCGCCAGTTTTACCTAAATCTACCGGTGGTATTCCAGCCTGTTGATATACTTTGCTAGGTGCTTCTTGTAACGATGTTAGTAAATCTTGTTGTTGCTGTAAAAGTTGTTCAATCTGGCCAGATCGGTCTGTTAAATCAGAATCTGATACATTTAGTTCGTTATAGAATTCACTGTTAACTAAATCATTATAATCCGTGATATTGGCATTTTTTAATTCATCTGGTACTTCTAATGCCGGCGCTTCGCCGTTACACGCTTCTCCAATTTTAGCAATTGCTGCAATTAATGGAGGTAATAAAGTTTGTAAACGTCCTAATAATTGAGTCGGCAACGTTGCAAATTGATTTAATGACGCAATTGCATTAACAATCGTAGCATCTTGTATTGCTTGTAATTGTAATGCAATAAATAAACCAGCAGTTGCTGGATTTGAAAGTTGTGCTGCAGCTATCGTGGCTTTAATTCCTTGTGCAATATTAACAATTTGTTTAACTGCATTGATTGATTGTTGTATTACTGGTATAGCAGCTTGTACTTGCTGAATAATTTCTTGTATTTGAGCTAATTGTTCTTTTAGTTTTTTTATACGAGGATCATCACATTGAATATTTCCTGGTAATTTAACTGATTCTTGTATGACATTCGAAGCAATTTCAGTTAATTGATCTAATTGTTGATTTAATTGATCAATTATAAATTCGGCGCCACGTGCTGGTAATTTAGGTATAAAATCTAATGGTGGTACTATTGATGGCATAACTTTCCTTAATATGTATTTTTCTTAATAAAATATGTAGAACTTAGTAATTCTTGCAATAATTGCTGGGCTCGTTGGACGTATGATCCTCCATTAGCATAACCGCCAGTGGGTGCATATGTATCTCCGACTACGATTCCTGATTGCAGTTGTAAAATAATATTTTGTAATATTGATACTAATACATCACCATGTACCATAGATTCTGTAGCATCATCACTTCCAATTTTAACTTCACCGGTGGTATTTAACACGATACCAACTGGCGCATCAATAACCGCAATATCTGTTTTTGCTTTTAATATAATACGATCAGCAACACCAATTAGTTGTGATCTAGAAAACTGTGATTCACTAGGACCAAATTTAGTAAGTGGATTTCTTTGATTACCAACGCCTAATAATAAATTTGGAATATTTTGTGTGCTTGTTAAGTATATAGATGAAGCATCTGCCTCAACATTCTCAATAACATATGAATCTTTTGTATATGGAGTACCATTGGAAATTGCAATAATTGGATCGCCATTTATAGCACCACGCCATAGTGGACGCGTTTCATATTCGCCTCCGATAACAGTACTACCTAATCTAATAGTATTACTAAATCGACCTTCGATTAATATATCACCCTCATACGGTTGTTTAAATGATACTTCTTTTTCTTCGAATGATGTTTTTGGAATATATGGTATACTTTGTGGTTGAGAAACTCCTTGCAAAAAATTGCTATTAACATCTGAATTTAAAGCAAAACTTGAAATCCAATACCACTGTGGATATGCTGATTCTGAGTTATTTTCTGCCGATAATCCGCGCACTAATAATACATGTTCTCCGACACGCGGTATATCTTTTATATTAGAATTTAAAGGAATTGCTAATATTTCTTGTTGATTATAAAAATCAGTATATGTTTTTACAGATATTTGAAATTTATTACTATCCACATACTCATATGTAGATACATTTGGATTTGAAATTACTTCTCCGATATGAAACTCTACATTAGACATTCATATCTCTTTCTTCTAATTTGTTTTTAACTGCAGTTATTTTTTGATTTAAAACTGTATCTTCATTAGTAATATCAGTTAACTCATCAGTTAATTCATCGGATAAAGTTTTTTCTGCAATTTTGAGTAATTGTTCTTTTTCTTCATCGGATAATAATCCATCAGCTCCAGCAATTGTTTGTTTAGTCGAAATAAATCGTTGCACGATTGCTGTTAGTTTAACAAGATGATCATCATTTTTTACAGCAACATCTAAGTACTCTTTAATTAAAGGTACAATAATAGTAGCATCTGATGCATTTTTAATTAAAGGTTGTAACTGAGCGATTAGTTGATTAATTTGCCTATCTTTCTTTTTTGAGTTATGATAGACATCTGACATTAAATCCGCAAATGAAGTACCTTTAAATAGTTCATCATTTTTGTCCATAACGTAAATCCTTTAATATAAATATCAAAAAGGCAATTTTACGAAGTTTGTACGTTCATACATTAAGAAATTCTCATCGTATATTTGTTTTAAAGTTTTAATAACTTTAGTAATATTAGTAGTTTTTAATCCAGTTCGTTCTCGTATAAAAATATACAATGCTTTTTTATTAAAATCTTCAATATTTTCTCTAGTTTCAAAAATATGTAAAACTGAATCGGCTACATGTATATCAACTGGATTATTGAATATGTAATTTAAATTATCATAACAATGTTCGATATAAGCATTCATAAAATATTCTAATGTTTCACGCATCTCGATATTATGAATTTCAGTCATAATATTTCGTTGATCATCAACATCTAATTCTAGAGTATCTGCCTTAAGTTTATTATATGCTTTTTGATTTTCAGCAATTAAATAATTAAAAGATGTTCTAGTATAATAAGAATAGGCTTTACCATTATTTGGATTAAACTTATTTAATCGTTCTGTCAGATATGTAACTAAATCTGTTTGTAAATCAGTAAATGTGGAATCTATATAGGTAGGTTTAACCTTATTAATTAGATTTTCCGCAAGTTTCATGAATGGAGGATAAATAAATCTGCGATATATCTTTTCTCGCTTTACTGTGCTGTCTGACTTGTTATATGCAGATATTGCAATGTCTGTTATTTTTGTAAAGTAAACATTACTTTTTTTCTTGCGTTTCGCCATCGAATTGTTCTTTAAGTTCTGTGATTACTTCGTTTAATAATTGAAATGTAGTTCCTGCTTCGTCTTCAGATTCAAATGCACCTAATCGATCAATTTGTTTCATGATGTTATATGATGATTCGATTCGACTATACATGAATTGATTGGTAGATTCTAATTCTTCAATATATTCCTGAGCTTCAGCCAATGTTCCTGCTAATTGCCACATTCTAGCTCCAAAATAACCAGCAATACCTCCAGTTATTATCCATAATATTATATACAATGTTACCATAATTAATCCTGATTAAATGCACTAAAAATATCTGTTAATGTTTTTTCAACATCTGGATTATTTTCTGCTAAGTTTTTAAGTCCGTTTGATTTTGTTACTTTACTTTTTTCTGCAACTGGTTTTGGAGTCACTTTATCTCGGTTTCTCCATCGCTCGTATTCAATTTGGGATGCCATATGATCTGCGTGGTGTAGAAGTAAAGGTAAATTAGTTTTTAATTTAGCTTGAGCCGATCGTGCAACAAAGTAAGGTTTATTTGCATCATCATACATTCCATCATGTATTTTAATTGCCTGATATTCAGTCCAAGACAATTTAATACCATATTCTTGTAGCAACCAAATTGAAAGATCTGGTACCATTGTGAACGGAATATTTTCATTGTGCTTATACATTTTGTTTTGGTTTTTACGATGCCAATCCGAAGTTTCTACTTGATATACTTCATTACCATCGCCTGGAAATCCTATTTTTCCTAAATCATGATGCATTGCTGCAAATAACATTTCTTCTTCAGTATAACCAGACATATCAGCACCCATTGACTTCCAAGTTGCATATAATGCTTTTGTGCAATCAATAACACGAAGTATATGATCTACATATCCGCCAGCAAACGCATTATGAAAATGTGCAATTGAAGATGCTGGCATTAAAACCATTCGTTCTTCAAAATCATCATACATTCGATTTAAGGCATCTTTACGGGTAGTAAATGTTGTATCAACAATTGCACGATACTGTTCCCAATTAGATTTTATTTTTTCTGCTTCTAACATAGTTTATATAAATAATATAATATTACTTTCGTAATTCCAATGTTTCGCCATTAACTAGTTTCAATGTGCATTTCCAACATGTAATAGCAGTTGCATTAACATCGACTCGTTCGGAGATAGTATCACAATATTTACATTGTAACTTTTTAAAACCTTTTGGTAAAGGAGCACGTTTTGATTTTTTCATGTGATGATTTTTTATTCGCGGTCAATGTAATAACGAGCCGAATCTAATTTTGTTAAAGCTCTTGCTAAATTATCTAAGGCAGAATCTTTATCAATTTTACCTTCTGTTAACATACGACCGGTGTTCCGGATAATCTCTCTTGCATCTTCAATATCATCCGTAATTTTTGCTTTGTACTTGTAATGTGCCATAACTTTTTTTCCTTTATTATAAATATATTATCCTAAAATAATTGCTGGATTTTCGCGATGGCAATCGATACCAACATTCTGAATAGCTTGCTCTTTTGCCTTAGCCTCTACTTCAACATCTAATGCATCAACACCGTAAGTATTCGGTAATTGCAAAATAAAGTCAGAATGCGCTGGTGCTTTGATCTTGCTGAACTCTTTGTACATCTTAGCAAATGTAGGCCACTTTGGTAAATCTTCTTGCGGAATACCATGTTTATCGCAAATGCCTTCGATAAGACGTTGTGCTTCGCGTCGACGAGATTCTGAGTAATGAGTGCATTGAGTAACACCGTGACGAGTCCAAGTTTCTCGAGCCATAAAGAATGCTTCTTGTTCGGATAAGTCACCGGTATTGAATGTATGATGCCAATAGTCAAATGTAATCGGAATAGCAATATCGCGATGCAACATTTCATACAAGTCGCGAACTGAATACATAGAAGCCTTGTCATCATTTTCAATAACAAGACGTGCCTTAAGATTATCAGACAAACGATCATAATTCTTCAACCAACGTTGTATGGTAGTTGCCTTATCGCCGTAAGTAGCACCTACGTGAATATTAATAAGATTGTCAAAGCTAGGAGCAAAGCCCATAAGATCAAACATCTCAGAATGACGTTCTAATCCAACAATACTATTTTCGACCACAACAGAATCTGGACTACCTAATATATGGAAAGGACCAGGATGTGTAGTAAGACGATGGCCATGTGCCCGAGCATAATCGCCTGCTACGCGAAGGTGATGTGCAATCTCAGCAATATCAGGCAAATCTGCTAATTCATAATGATTCCATCGAGGAAATATTTCTGAACCAATTCGGAATAAACGTATACCTTGCTGTTCGTTCCATTGGAGTATAGGTAGTAAGTCACGAGCATTAGCTAATGAAATATCAGAAGCTAACTGCATACCGCCAGCCTTGAATTTACGTTCAATCATGGTGCGACCTGTGCGGATACCTTGAGAACTAAGTTGCATGTTAATGCAGCAATAACCAAATCTAATCATAGTATTTTTTTATTAATATAAGAAAAATTTTGTAAATAACCTAGAATGCAATGTTTTTATTGTAGTTTATATTTATATGAAAAGATATAATAAAGATAGTATTATGAATTTACAAAAACTACTTGCAGAAAATATGCTTAGGTTTGCACCTAAAAATTTAGATGAGACATCTATTAGTAATATTTTAACAATAATAGAACAAGCTGGTGTTTCTGGATTACCAAAAACATATGAAGAATTTATTGCATTAGATTCAGCTGACGTAACAAAAACACCAGGATATGCAGAATTATTTAAACGCGTATTTGAATTACAATCTGGTAAAGGCGATGGGTATAACAATTCCGAACAATATGCAACTGAAACTATTGGTTGGTGGTCCGGTTCCCCACAATTAAATAATCAACAGAACCGAGCAAAAGATCAAACTGATAATGTTATTAAAAATATAGATTTTATGATTTCTAGTTTAGAATCAATTAAATCTGGTAAATTTAATATACAAATTTCAGATTTAGATAAACGACTAATGCTTTTAAAGCAAGTTCGAGCTCAACTAAATTCATTAATGTCTAAAGATATATACATAAATAATTGGCGCCCGCAAGGAGTTGATCTAGCTGGAAAAATTTATAATCTATCTACTAAAGTTTATGGTGATATCGATCGGTTATCATCTACAGTACCAGCACCATCTGATTTGCAAAAATTTTTAACAAATATAGATGCAGAATCTGCGCCAGGCAAACAAATTTATAGTAAACAAACATATTCTTCAAAAATACCTGATACCGATAAGGTTAAACTTATAAGTCAAGCCATACAAAAAGCAAGAAATGCAAATAAACCTTTAAGTAATGCAGATCGTATATATATAGGTCCTAAAAATACCGCAGTTTTATATTCTAAACAAGAACAAACGACGCCGGCGGCGCCCATGGCATTTCCAATTGCATATCCACCTAAAAATCCAAATTCGCCATTAATACAAAACTTTTTCGGGGATGATAAATATCAAGTAAGTCCAGAACAACAAGCAGGTTTTGCTAGCACATTGCAACAAGCAGTACAATATTGTAAATCTCAAGGTACTATTCTAGAAGTACAATATAAAGCTGGTAGTAGTACTAGTAAAGTTCCTACGAGGTTTCCTCGAGGAAATGAGGGATTGACCGATGCACGATTGAAGTCTATCGATACCGTATTAGCTTCTACTATTGCAAATAATCCAGATCTCAAAGGTATTAAAGTAACAAAACTTGATCCGGAGCGCAAAGTTGAAGTAGGTCCAGCTTATGATGGAGATACATATTCACCAGAGAAACGAAAAGCTAATCCAGAAACACAAAAAAAGTATGATGCATTATACGGACCACATCGTGGAAGTTATGGTGAATTTGTTATTATATATCAACCACAACCGGAAGAACCTAGCTCGAATACAGAATATACACCAATTGGCAATTGGGCAATTAAAATAGATTGGCACAAAATTCGAATACCAAAAATTAGTATACCAAAAATTGGAGTAATGCAACCGAAACAACGGAGAGCTAAAAATTTTAGTACAACTGACTGTTGGGCTGGTTAAAAAATAATTTAGTAAATGGGAGTTTAGGCTCCCATTTTTTATTTATTAGAAAACACTGTTACTGCATAAATTTTAGTATCAATTGGCGATTTGATAAACGAAATTCCAATTTTTGTAAAATTTGGATTCAATTGGGCTTGAGCATGACCTTTATTACTAGATGCCCATTGATCTAATGATTGTTGTGCTACCGTACGATTACGACCAAAGCAAATAACTATAGGGAAACATAATGCATTTTCACTAATACGATAATCTACACAGTTATAATTTGGGTAAAATTGAAGAATTCTATCAGTCAAAGTTGGATAAATATCGCCAGAAATAACATTATTAAAATCTTGTACGTGACCGACATATTTTGTATTGACCATATAGCGACATTGGTTATCAGCCGCGGCACATAAATTTACATCTAATTGCAACTCACCCAATCCTTTGAATTTTCGATATTGATTAAGTAAACGTAAAAATTCAATTTGAATTGATACTGAATCAAATTTCCGACTGTTAAAGGCATTCACCGAATCCATTGAATAATATTCAATTATGGAGGTTTTACTATAATCTATAAGTTTGACTGGATTTTGACTAATAGAATTATAAGATATTATAATACTAACAATTGTGATTATTTTTTTCATACTCTCTTATTTTTATACTTTAAATATAAGAAGAATAAATCAAACGTCCAACCACCCGTTAATCTTTTTTTACTGGATTAGTAAAATCTAAAAAACTTCGTTGTTTTGCAATTGCCGCATCTAATTCTACATTTTTAGCAGTTTTTCGTTTTGTTGTATTGTTTCTGCCAGTTCTATCAGAGCCAAATGAAACAGCATTTGATTTGGTAGATCGCTTGGTTCTAACCTTTGTATCTTCAGCGTTATGGTTTCCATCATCTGCGTTGCCATCTTGATCGCTAACTCGGCTTTCATTCGTTGGCCTGCTGGTGTCGATAGAAATTGTTGTAACTGTTCGACGTTTTGGGGCTGTTTGAATGCGTCTCTCAAGTTCGTCTGGTCCGATGGATATAGTGTCTTCGAAGAAGATGAATCCTGTGTTATAGCTCGTCTTTTGCCCCTTAATTTGTATACCACACGGGTAACTAACACCCATAGTCGATTCCACCATGTACTGAATACCCCATCCAGTTTTCTTTGTTTTTGTAACATATCCGTAATATTTTTGTCCAAGCCAAGAAAAGAAAACCGCATCCCCTATTGAGAATTGCGGTTTATCAAATTTTCTTTGAAGTGCTTCTGGTATTTTTTGTTTTGCCATTAGTTAATGCATATTGTTGAAACTTGATCTACTATTCGAAATATTCGCAAGTACTTTGTAACTTTGTCCCGACGAAACATTTTCTCCATATTTTTATCACGAGATAAGATATATCCGGATTCAAAAAATTTATAAATTATAACACGCAATCCAATTAAACTATTTGTTTCTATCATGATGTTATCATCATCAATCATTACATCTACTTTTTCAATATCATCTGGCCAACTTTCCGGAGCTGTTTGCTGATCGATTGGATCCGATTCCTTTAAGGATTCATGCACCATGTTAAATATTTTAGATAAATCTAACCCATCGCTATGCTTTATTAAAGCAGCTTCATAGATTTCAAAAAAGAACATTACTTGATCACGCCGCGATAATTGCTTATAATAAGTATACTCGGCATAATTAACATGTAATACATCAAATACGGTTTTCATATGGCAACACCTGTTTAATTTCAAATAATTCATCAATTGCCTCACCAGACAATTGTTTTCGTTGTTTGATTAATTCACGTGCCTCGCGCAAATCCATTGCCATTACACGTCCTATGGGTTCACAAGTAGAATCTGTCTTAAAGAAATATACATATGTGTTCATAGGCCTATTTTATTATAAATATAAACCTATTTCATATGCTCGTAATGAAGATGCTAATGCTTCGGATAATGTTTGTGATAACCGACCAATTTCAGTGCAAGTTAAATCAAATTTAGAACCCTTAACAGAAACTTCAAATCGATGTGTTTTATCTACTCGTTCTGAATATAAGTTTGTAGATAACGTGTCAATTGATTTTGCATATGAAATTAAGTCTTTATATTTCATATTAATTTTTTGATTAGCAATATGTAATTGACCAATCAATGTGTTCATTGGATCTGTTTTAAAGTGATCATTTGAAATTTTGTCTTGAAATACAAAATCCATATCACTCCAGATTGTTCCATACCGGCTTCTGAATTTATCGCTAATTGCCCATGGATGATTAATACTTGTTGTCATAATATTATGCGTTGATTTTATAAATTGTTACTGTGTATACATCATTTGAATAGTTATGTCGAACCGAGACATATCGATACTTTTCAATCATCATATCCATAATTAAACCTGGATGTGTATAAAAGAAACCTTCATGCAATGTGTTATTAATTGGAGATAATAAATTGAAAGATACTGCAGTTTTGGCTGCGTTATACATTAAATGCACATCGCTAAATAATTTTTGTAAATCTTCATTTTCATCGTTGCAACGACGTTGTGTAAATAAACCACTTGCAACTACCCAATCGCAACTAGGTAATTCTGCAGTTTCAAATGCATTAGTTTGAATTTCTAATGAATAACGATCGGTTGCCAATTGAGCCATTAATGGATTGTGATCGATGCCATGGTAGATAGCTGGTTGCCCGTAGAAATCATTGATAAAATTAGATAGATCAGCACGACCACATCCAATATCCAATATACTTAATGACGGATCGTATCCCACTAATAAATTTTGAAAGATATAGTGTTGTTCTGCTGTACTATGATATCCAACAGGTTTTGGACTATATAATAAATAGTTTTCATCAGTTGGTAACAATGAATCCCATTCGTTAGCATCGATACTATTGTCTAATACTGACTGTATTTTATTTTGTAATTCAGATGGTTGCATGAACTATGATTTATGCATTACAAATAGGTAAAAGATCTTCTTCTAACAATGTTTTATACGGAATGGTTGTTTCGATCATTTTCGTATCACACAATTTAGCCGTTAATGTTTTATTAATAAACGTATTCTTTGAAGGAGCCGTAGGTACCATTACTAATGCTGTACGGTTTTCTAATAATACATTGTATACTGTTTGTTTGTTAACAATGTTTCGATCTAAAACTACACCTACGTGATTAGTTTCATGAGTTGTTACGATTACTGTTTCACCTGCTCGGTATCCCATTATTCTAAAATTTTAATGATTTTACTTGCAGTTACTGATTTTACTTCAAAATCGAAAGTATATCCTTTAAAGTCTTCAATAACCTTAGCTTCTGCGTCAGTAACTGACATTGCTTCTACAAGATACATTTCAGTAGTTTTTTTGATTTTTGGACCTTTCGGCGTGTCTACTTCGTCCGTTAATTGGACTTTTGCTACATAATAACTCATTTGTTTTTAATTTAGATTATAACTTTTTAATAAATATAAGAAAAAATATTATTGATTCAAAGTTTTATTTTGATGAAATCACCAGATTCCATTTTTTATCTGTCGATGACCATTCCCAATACCACGTTTTTCCGGATTTAATAACTTTTCCAGTTTTTTTATCAACAACAGCCCATTTAGAATCTGGATATAATCTTGTAATTTGATTACCTTGTGTGGTTGCAGCATATACATAACCATATCCAGCTGGATCGACCCATGCATTATATGAATCAACTATTTTACGTACATTTTCTTTAGATTGGCCGTCTGGCATATTGACTATAAATGTATCAATATTTTTTTTGATTTGGTCTTTTGCAGCTTTACCACGTTTAATTTTTTCTTCTTTACTTAAAGTATCTGCAAATGTTACGGGTTTAGTTTTTGTTATAGCACCACCTTTAGTAACAGCATCAGACTGATATGGAGCTAATAATTTTAATACCCATGCCATTGAATCTGCAGATGTATATGTTGGGAAGAATTTATATGGGTTGCTTCTCATATCAGCTGATACCAGCATGCCAATTCCTTTGCTATTTAAATCAGATTGCAATTTCCATGTCATGGTTTTACTAATATCATTGCCTTCAGCATCTTTTCCGCTAACAAACGTTTCAGGCTGATTTTCAGAAAATATATATTTAGCTACATCTGGGTCTTGTAAAATTTGTTGAATTGATTTAAATTCACTACCCAAATCGACTAAATTACTCCATTCTTTACTAAACCAATCTTTCATGAATCTAGTAGCAGGAGCTGATTTTTGTTGAGAAGCTTGAACGGTCATATACATTATAGTACGAATTGCATCTGTGATTAAAACTTGTCGAACTGCATTAGGCTGATTAGTTATATAAACTTTGAATGCATTAAAAAACCGTTTTTCATCCCAATCAAATTCGGATAATGATGTATCAATCAATTTCCAAAAATTAAATGCCGTTTGTAAACTTTTATCCATAGTCAGATATTTACTTTGCAGATATTTTTTCTCTGGAGATTCATCAATTTCGTTTAACGATCTAATAGCTTCGATTAATAAATCAGCATGTTCATTTAGATTTATTTTTGATGTTACATTTGATATTTCTTTAATTAATTTACCAGTTGGAATATAACCTGCTACTTCAGGAGCTGGTTCAGATGGTATTTCTGGCATAGGCGATTCTGCTGCAGAAGCAGCAGCGCTACTACCATCACCGCCACCAGCTTCAATTTTTTCTTTATCTTCTTTACCTAAACCTTTAACATCATCGAGTGATAATTGCAATTCGATAGTATAATCAGTATTTCTACCAAATCCTGTATAAGGTACAATTTTAATAACTAGATTTCTTATTAAATTTAGAAGTATTCCAGGCGTTATATTTAAATCATTGCCTGATCTAGCAATAAATTCTCGTATACCTATATCAGTTGGAGAATATATTACTCCTAAATGTGTAGTACCATATGCATCAAATTTTCCTAAAAACTTTTCTTCTGCTGGAGTAAATGGTGATGTATCAGCATCAGATTTAGCATTAGCTGTTACTCGAGCATTACTCTTTGCGTCCTGTTCTGTAATAGTTTGGAGCACTGTGTTAATGATATGGTCTATTTTTTTCATTATACGTTTTTAGATTCTAGTAATTGTGTTGATCTGTATTTACTAGCTAATTTTTTTAATTCATTAATGGATTTTCTAGCTGCAGCCGCGGCTTTTTTTACTTTTTTATCTTGAAATCGTTCATGATTTTCTTTAAATGATAACCAATGTGCTTCAATTTGTTCGTAGATTTCTTGTGATGTCATTATTAACCTTTTTATTATTTTTATTTATTAATAAATATGTTATCGTACAAAACGATCCATAAATACGTTGATATTTTCATTTCTCACTTCTAATACATCATATCCAGTTAATTCTATAAATATAATCCCAGAATCTTCATAAATCTGTTGTATATGTGCTATATTCACATAACGAACCATATGGTTACCATCTTTTTGCGTAACCGTTATTGGAATAAATGTATAGGGTTTCATTAATCTAATCCTCTAGTACGACCCGCTGCTCGTTCGCGATCCATAAAATCTCGCATAGCATCACCACCGTATGTAGTAGGTTTTTGTCCTGCATTCAAAAATCGTTGTATCGCAATATTAAGTTGTTCAGCTTGTTTACCAGTTAATGAGTTTACATCCATTCGGTTTACTTTTTTCAAAAACATGTCGATAACTTCCTGTGTTCTAGCATCTCGTTGCAACATGGTATTGATACCTCGTAGATATACCCGATAAACTGAATCATATTTAGCTAATTCATAATCTGAAATATCTAAACGATCTTGCAAATTTGCAGGAATATTATCCCAATCTGATTCTTTATTATATGGATCAGCCGAATCTAAACCAGCATTTAATAATACAGTACCACGTTCTGTTTCATTCATGTTTTTCCAGATTTCATCTGCAGAATACATAGAAGATTCGGAAATTATTTTATTTATACGAGTTAATTCTTCTTTAAGAATTTTAATATGTCTAGGATTATTATGATCAAATATTTTCATATGTTTAACTTTTTTTTTTATTTATACTAAACGGTTTACAACATCTTTTGTTATATCATTATAAATGTCTTCTGCATATTTTAAGCGACTACTAGAAATTGATGATGGTCTTTCGAAATATTTTGCAAAAATATATGCAGCGTCTCTAGGATTTGTTTGTTTTTTTAACTGAGATAAAGCTCGAGATTCTGTTGTGTTAAGTTCGTGCCATAAAAATTCAAGTTGGGCAGTTGCGGATTTAGGATCTGCATTATTCTTGCTACTCCAGTTTAGTAATTTTTGATAACGATCCTTATGCCATTGTGCTAAACCATGGGAAGTGCCGTTATCACCGACTGCGGTTGTATTAAAACCTGACTCAACTTGTAGATTTCCAGCAATTCCAGAAGCTTGTGATGTTGTTAATCCTTTATTTTTAAAAAATTTAACAATCTGATCACCAGTTATCCGAGTACCACTATACGTTTCTGATGGTTTAGCTGTTGATTTTGCTGTTTGTGGTTGTCGGCCTAGTAATTTTTGAACAAAATCCGAAGCTAATATTCCTGAAACTAAATTTATTGCTTTTTGAGACCATGAATTATCGGCTTCAGCCTGTTTTTGTTTATTAGCTAAATCTTCAATTGCTTTTTGTGTTTTTGGACCAGACACTCCCAATTCAGTTTCGCGACCTAAGTCATATCCTAGTCGCTGTAATTTTGCTTGTGTTTTACGAATACTTGAAGTATTAGCAGAATTTCTAGAAGTTAATTGCAATAGTATTGTTTTTACTGCATCATAAATTATGTTTTGACCGTTTTGATTAAAATGAATTCGGTCTCCTAAAAAATTTGAACGGTCTTGTGTTAATAAATGTGCATCAACAATGAAGTCAGATATGTTTTGAGAACGTATCCATTGTGCAATTGCATCGGCTCCTGGAAATTTTGATGGATCTTTAGTATGTTTTTTTGTAGGATTTGTAATAGCAATTACTAACGCGCCATTTATATGTGCTAAATTATACATAGCAGTTAAATTCTTGGCAGAAACATCAGCAGTTTTTCTCCATGCATCATTACTTCCTGCTAGAATACATACAACATCATAGCTATCATTAATAGAATTTCGCATCATCGCCAATATTTGCGAAGTATTTGCGCCGCCTTTGGCTACAACATCACCATCTACGATTCCGTTTTTTAAAAGTTTATATGCATAACTTATAGAAGACATCGCAGTCTGCGAATCTCCTAAAAATAATACACGCAACTTCTGTTGCCGATCGTCTTGTTCTATTAATTTGATGTGTTTCATTTTCCTTGTGCTACATATGGTTTAACGTAGTTAGTTGCATTTTTACTACGACTTATTTTTGTTTTAGCATGAATACCTGGTCTTTTTACTTTTGGTTTTTTAATATGTAATTTAACAGCATTCCCTTTAACTTTTTTTACTGCGGCCATGTAAATCCTTTATTATAATATTAATAACATTACATAACCCAGCAAATGCCATAGAAAACATACCAATTAAAAATCCAAATAACCTGTTCATATTAATAAATATTAAACAGTAAAAAAACCTTCTTTTTAGGGAAGGTTTCTTACATTTATTTAACTTGCTATTATTTTAAATTTTCTAACTTATAAATAGTAGTATAAATTAAATCTTTGAATGCATCTAACTGGTTAATTATGTTAGTGTTTTCTTTTGGTATTTTATTATATGCACGATCGATATAAGTAGCTAACGCCTTAAAGTATTTCACAGCTGTTTCTTCTGAATATTCATCAAATCGTTCAGCAGGTACAAATCCATTTAATAATCCGTTACGGCCTTGCCATGCTTCAACTAATGCATCTAATAAATCTGGTACTGCATCATAATATTTGCAAAGTGCTTTATGAGCAGCATACGACCCTGGACCTGTTGTTCCCCAATGAAAGATATGTGCTTGGTCTCGGGAAGCCATTAGGGTGGATACTAATTTTTCAAACATTGCGTTCCTTATTTATTTCCAACGTAATTTTTACGAATTCGATCTATTAATGGAGTTTCGCGTAATGCTTGAAGTCCTCCTTTAGTAATAAGAAGTGATTCATTTTGTTTTCGTTTATCAATTTCGCGATTTATTTTTTCAATATCCTCTTCGTTACCTTCATAACGAGAAAGATTAACTTTCATATCAGTTAATGCATTAAGTGAATAATCTGAAAAATCTGAATCTTCTTTATCTGCTGCTGCTTTCTTCATTGATTCTTCTTCGTTACCATCGCCATCTAGATCGATATAATCTGGTTTAGCTTCTTCTTCTACAGTTTCTTCTGCATCAACATCTACTTCTTCACCATCTTCAAACGGCATATTTAATTCTGCCTCTTCTTGCAGTTTACGTTCATATGCTGCGGTTGTATCAGCAAGGGTAGGTAAAGATCCATTTGCTTTACGTTCCCACGCAAAACCTTCGGCAAGTATGTTTTTAAGTTTTATCACGATATTCCTTTTAGTATAAATATATGAACAGTAAAAAAGCCCCTTATACGGGGCCTTAATAACTATATATAAAATCTAATTAATCAAATGCATTTTGCATTTTCTGTGTAATTGGATTTAATTCTTGCTGAACATATTTAATAACATTCTCAGATTCTGTTACTAAAGTACCATGTTCACCATGGGTAACAATTCCACCTCGTTTCGAAGTTTTTACTTTTAGGATACCGTGTCCTAAATCGGTTACTTGCACTGTGTCGGATTCTAAACAGTGTGTGTTTGTACTAGGTTCTAAAACAACTACTTGCATATGATATTGATTTATGATTACTTAATTAATATAATAAAATTATTTGAAATATACAATCTAATTATTAACTTTGTGCCGTTAATAATCCAAAATACTGTTCTTTGCTTAAAGATACCATATTTCCACGTGGTTCAATATCTTCAGTTAATTCAACTAATAATATATCACCTTGACGTTTTAGTTCTTTAATAAATGGAATTAAATTTTCATGTATGAAAAATGTACGAGCAATTGCTTCTAATGGATCTGCTTTATATTGCTCATCGATCCACAGCCAATGCTCATTATCAGTCGTTGTGCACCAACATCTAACAGCATATACATCTTCACGTAATCCTAATTTTTTGCCATTAACTCGGTGTGTTTCGAAAATAACATCATATTCACGATATCCTAAAAATTCACCGTCCTTAGAAAATTGTTTATGACGAACAGGCTGTCCTGCGGTCGCAAATCTTTTATGACCTAATTCCTTAATCATATCTGGTACTCGTATACAACCAAACACAATAGATTTAAATAACTCAGAATTAATTTGAAAAGCTTCTGTATAACTATACGGTTTCACAGAATCATACTCTTTTCTAAACTGTGTTAGTACATTAGCTAATGGTGTTAATAATTCTGGATTATTGCACTTATTAATAGATTCTTCAATTGGAGCAACAAATCCGGCAATAAAACGTTCGCGATTAGTATACTTGGTTTTTAAAAAACGAAGCACAGCTGAAGTTAATACGGACTGTTTATTGCTTCGCCACACAGTATCTATAACATAAAACGTGTCATCATCTGTTTCATAGAAAAATCCTGGGGTATCTTGGAAAAAATATACTTTCATAACTAGCAATTAAAGGTTACAATAAAATTCATGAACTACACCTGATGTCGATGCTACAAGATGATATTCCCATAAACCAACTTGTTCACCAACTTCGAACCGACCATGCCAAGCTGCCCGTCCCGATTTCCAATAACCTGTAAATTTTCCTGTTTTTGCGTTTGGGCTATTCTTAGTTCGTCCAGGCCACCCATACAACCTCGCATTCCTTCGAGCTAACTCTTCTTCATTTTCTTTAGTCATATCTCTTATTTTTTAATATACTTAAAGATAAGAAAAAAAAGAACACGAGTCAAGCATTTTGCAAGAAAAGTTCGAAAAAAGTTTCATGGTAATAGAACGTTAGTAAGCCCGAATAAGATAAGTGCGCCCTTCCAGGTCCGCACAGTATTAATTCATGGCATCCGATACACCCGAAGCATCATACGCCGTTTTACGAACTATCCACAATTTACCGTTGCGATACAACCAGGTGTACCCAGACGTAGCTAAACGTGATGCATTTGCTTGAAGCATCATTTTGTATATACGAGTCTTTTGCAGATCCTTCTCGGTGCTTGAGGTATCCGATCCAGTAATGTCAATGCTCTCAGGTTGCCAATCCGCAATGAAGTCTAACAAGGCGGCCGCCACAGTACTCATTAAGCGTAGATAGGAAATTTGACCTGTCGCTGCACTACGGGCATGCGCCGCAGTCCATCCACCGGGCTCGCGAGTTGGAGTTAGTATGGCAAAATCCCATTCTCTGCTGTTATGTGGTGTAAATGCAAACAAGATGCGTACGCCGTCAGCATCAATTTCTGCTTCACGATGTTCTCCGTTTTCACGCCACACGAAATTGCTCACATAGGGGTCGACACTTCCTATACCAATTTCAGTTAATAAGTCTTGCAAACGTATCATATACACATAAATATCTGTTTCCGCATAAATGCTGGAAACGATTCACAGCCTTTTACTTGTCTTTAATTCCCGTCCAATCAAATCGATCCAAGAATCCACGTTTAGCCCGACGCGTTAACTCCAGAAATGATGCCGTCTCTGCCGTAACCTCATATGCTGGTAACCCGCGCATCACATAACTACGATATAGCCGCATTCTGCGTGGATCCGATTTAGCAACGCCAAACACTATTTGTGTAGGACGCAGTTTTTCCACTGCGCGCTTCGCAATCTCAACAACCGTGCTCATTACACGATACACATCAGACTCCGCCGTTTCCACATCATGGTGGAACCGTCCATCCGCACCTTTAACTGCAAAAGAAATTTCCATGATCTCATCAGACCCATATGGAAATGTGACTTGATACATTGTACCACCCGCAGTCTCGAAATAAGCTTCTCCATTGTACATTTGAAATGGATATGGGGTCGCTGAGCCTTCCCCTATTTCTGCGAGCAATTGTTTTAATCGTATCATATTAATTCTTCGAAGAAGATGTGTTATTTTAATAATTATTAAATTAATTCGTAATAATTATTGTTTTCATCAACTATTAATATAATACCATCTGCCTGCATTATTGTCGCAGTTTTACCTATAGGCAATATCGAGAATAATTGTGTTTTATTAACCTTTTTGCGAGTTTGCATTTTTTTTACTTTTTCGTCGTAGTTCATTTCTTGTTCCGCGAGATTCTTGTTATCATTAGTCGTTTGTTTGTTAAGATATATCTTATCGTATTGATTTAAAGAAAGATATTTACCATTAATCTTTTTATCTAACATACGATCGAACATTTGCAAAACTTTGCCTTTATGCAATTTATTGCGTTGCAACATTTGTTTAACTTGATCGGGAGTTAATCCTGGCTGTAACGCTGCGATAACCTTGCTATCACTTGCATCCAGTAACTCTCCAGTTTTTGGTACATATTTTGCCGTAGCAATTCCATCGGGGTTACTAGGTCCTTTACGTAAATGATACATGTTTACTGGAACTGTTTCTAGGCTTCTAGGCTCCGGCACTTCCTTGTTAGGAATTTGGTTGGCGAATTGTTCGTTTAAGATGTTTTTAAAAATGTTTTTTAGCTTAATCATGATTATACCTTATTATTATACTATAATAAATATATGCACCGCATATTCTAATAAAGAGCATCTATATAGCAAAATTTTTACCCGTGCTAGAAAAACATATATAACCTCCTCCATATATCAGGGGGTGTTCTACCCCTTAATGAAACCCTCCCCCACCCCCCTGTTTTGGGGGGGCTACCGGGGTCAAATACGGGGGGGCTATACCCCATGTAAATAGGGGGGCTACCTACCCCCCTTTCTAGACTCTATATATGTATGGAATGCTATTGTGGCAACACTCCTTCTGCTATGCAGTCACTCATTCCTAATGACGGTATGCCTAATGCAGTTCTCAATTCGAATACCGGACCCCAAGCATTGCGGCTTATCGCTGTCACCACGTGGTCCTCTCCGAATGTCTTCTTGTCGGCTTGAAGTGTTTGCCATGCTCGGGCTTCTGTGATTTGGATTGCTCGGATTAACTCTTTCTTTGTCATACTCTCTCTTTTATTTTTTATTAACTTGAACTCCTAGGATAAAACCTACAATTAGGCCTATTGCTAACATTGCTGTTTCTATATGCATCTCTCTCGTTATATATTATTACTTACCTAATGCCTTTAAGCATTCTGCGCACCCTACTTCTTCAATGCCGGCAAATAATGCGTGATTGCTGCTTAATGCTGGAGTACCACATACATTGCCTTTGCCTAATTGGTATGCGTGTGCCGTGCCGGTCCACACATTGCCTTTGTTACCAAAGATCATAAATCCTGCGCCTAATTCTTTTACTGCTACTTTTTTCATATCTCTTTCTTTTAATTTTATAATATAAAGATAAGGATAATAAGTACACGTGTCAACCTTTTTCCAAGAAAAGTTTAAACTTTTTTTCAGCAGAAATCCGACACCATTTCTGATGCCGGATCCTTATTTGAGAGATATGTTTACTTATTCTGCTGCGATGATTTGTTCTGCTATCATCTCCTCCGGATTATCAAATCCCATTGCGCATATTCTTGCTGCTTTGATAAAGCTTCTGAGGTTAACATCGATGCCGGCAAATTTGCTGTCTAGACGTTTCATAATCTCTAATGCTTGTTGCTTTGCTGCTATTGGAATGCTACGCTCCATGCCTTCCATCAATTGCTCCATTCGAGTAAACATCTGAGTGGTGTTCATTGTGATGTCTGACACAAAGCTACGTGAACGAATTGCCTCATCTAATTTGCTTTGATGGATGTTGGAGATGAATATGATGCGACCTGTAAACTCAAAGTGTGGTGGGATTGGATCGCCGTACTCATCCTTAAGTGGCTTGCTAGAGATATAAGATATCTTGCGTGTGTCATAGCTGTCTAATGCTGCCTTAAGGATATTAACTGCATCGTCATCTTTGAATACGGAGTCACAGTCATCCAACACAATAATCTTATCCGAATTTTGATACAAGGTAATAAACAATCCGGCTGCTGTGGCACGACCTTTGAAGTGAACAAAGTCTTTGGATTCTGTAAGACCCATTCCTTTAAGAGTCTCTTTAACTAAGTGTGTCTTACCTACACCTGCCATACCTGTGATAACTAATGAAGGCTGAATACCTCTACCTACCATCTTAGTAAGACGCTCCAGGTTGCTGAACATTACTTGTGGATCTCTGCCTTCGAGTACTGTCATGAAAGACATCTTTGCTGGTGCTGCTGGTGCTACGGCTACTCCTGCCATGGCTGCTGCTACTCTGCTTACTCTGCCGTTAGCGCTTACCATTAATACTTCTCGGTTAGCTTCTGCCGTGCGTAATTGCACATCGCGGATTAAACCCTTTGGCGCGAACTCTCCTGACTTCACATTCTTCGCCATTAACTTGCCTTTTACTCTTACTGCTTCAAATACATTCATCATATCTCTCTCTTTTTAATTTATATAAAGATAAGGAAAAAAACCCTTCGTGTCAACCTTTTTGGTAACTTTTTTTAAGAAAAGTTTCCGGCTATTCTTCGCCGGCTACTTCCTCATGTAGATCCAATAACCACTGACGATTCATCATCTCTTGCTTGTATGTCTTAACACAATACAATTCAAATGGAGCAATCGGATCCTCTGATTTGAACTCGACATGGAATTCATCCCATACCTTGCGTGACTCCTCAAAGGTTGCTAATACATCCGCTGGAGCTATGTCTAATTCATACTGCTGAACGATCCCTCTGGTTAACTCTCCCTTTACTGTTACATTTACTTTCATATCTCTCTCTTTTTAATTTATATAAAGATAAGGAAAATAAGAACACGTGTCAAGCATTTAGGTAACTTTTTTTAAACTTTTTTTACGCCGACGGTAAGAAGGATTGTGGTTGGAATTAGACCTAATAGGCCAATACAGTTACCAGTTGCTACTAATGCAAGTCCGGTGATCAATGCTAATACTGATGTTGTTTCTTTCATATGCTCTCTTTTTTACGTCCGCAAGGGCCAACATTGCTGCTGACCCGGGACTATGTTGAGAGATATGTTTACTCTTCTGGGTCGCCGTCGATTACTTCTTCGTCTTCGGCTTCTTCATCATCTTCATTGCGCTCCAACTCTACGACGTCGTCAGTTTCAACTTCCGCCTCTTCCGGCTCCTCAACGAATCTTTCTAAGGAGGCAGTGACATGATCCATTATTTCCCTCATATTGACGTCGACACTATTTAATTCGATTCGGTTATCATAAGTCAACTCAAACTCCGCAGAATCTACATCAATCAAGTCTCTGCTATTATAATCCAAACTTCGTTCAATTCTATTAGCAATCTCTTCAGCAAAGTCTGGAGTCAATTTGAAATCCTTCTCAACGATAACTACCGGCTCGATGCTTTGGATCAATGCAATAACATTGTCAATGCTTACTACTGAGGTTAGCGCCTTTGCTCCCTCCAACTGTGCAATTAAATTTTCTTTTGTCATATCTCTCTCTTTTAAATTTATAATATAAAAATAATGAATTAAATAATGCGTGTCAACCTTTTTTGAAACTTTTTTCAAACTTTTTTTTACTTGGATTTGCAAGGGCAAGATTCAGAGTGAACCACTCCTCCATCGTAATGGTTACCATCAAATGATAGGTACTCATGTCCTTCGAATTTAATAACCTGAATCGATCCGCCGTGATAACTAGTCTCCGGGTTTCTTTGTGATGTACATCCTACCAATGCTACTGCTAATGCCAATGCTAATGTTTTCATATCTCTCTCTCTTTTAATTTTAATAAAGATAAGGTTTTAATCAATGCGAGTCAACCTTTTTGGTAACTTTTTTTATCCGAAGAATCCTCCGGCATAAAGGATCCAAATAAAGATTGCTGCATCAATTAGCTTAAAGAATATGTTATACTTGTCGGTTCTCGGTTGGCCATGCTTATAAGCATTTAGTAATAATCCGATACCTATCATTGTCAATAAAATAATTTGTGGTGTTCCCATATGTCCTATTAATTAAAAATTACTGAATAAATAAATGCATTACCTGCCAACGTCTGCTGCAGACGAATCATTTCGATTTGCTGTACCTGCTTCTTTGCGGTGAGCCTTTTAAAATTGCCTTTTCCTTTCATACCTCTTATTTTTTATTATACTTAAAGATACCGATAATATCAATGCGAGTCAACCTTTTTTATAAAAAAGTTTCAGAAAAGTTTATAGGTATTGTTCTAGCAATTCAATGCCCGGTAGCTTTGCTAATTCGGTTTCTGCCTGGCGAACCAATTGTCTAGCTCTCTCTCCGGTTACTCCCATCTCTTCAGCAATCTGATCCATACATTGTGGATACTCTTGTCCGATGCCGTAGAATCTGCGTATAGCTTCTTGCTGCTTCGGTTTAAGTTGTGATAAGGCTCTGTTTAAGTCATAACGGAGATCTTCTGTGTCCCGGGCTGTTTTCACACTATCCGCAGCCAAGTATCGGTCCGCATAGGTTTCTTTGTTCTCGTCATCACCTACCGGAGTGTGGATTGATTTGATGCTTTGCTCCTCAGTTGCTACTCGATGTGATGGGATCCTAACTACTCTGGATAAGTCATTCAATGCCTTCTGCAATTCGGCTCTAATGTACCACACAGCAAATGTAATGAACTTAACACCTTTTGTGGGATCGAATCTCTCAGCCGCTTCGAAGAGTCCTATGTTAGCAAATCCGATAAGATCCTCCAATTGTAATCCCATTCCTTGATACTGCTTTGCTACTTGCACCGCGAATCGGATATTAGCTTCCACTAACGCATTAACTGCTTTGCGGTCTCCGGATTTGATTCGGCCGGCTAACTCTTGTTCCTGCTGCCGGGTTAAGGTTGGGAGCTTCTTAATGTCTCTTAATAACTGATTGGTGCTTTCTGCGGTTGCTACAATTGCTCCGGTGCTTACATGAATTCTTTTTGCCATAACTCTCTTGTGTTTTTAAATAAATGAATAACTGAATGCAACCGACTACTTGCCGGTTGCTAAGAACTTGAATGATACTCGGATCGGTTTCTCAACCCGTGCCCGGTACTCTGCGTTGCGCGCTCCTTGCGTAATAGCTTGTGCTACTGTTACGGCATTGCCTCCGGTTCTTGCATCTCGACTCATTTGAGCCATTACTGCTCCTTGTCTTTCAAATCCTGAATTTCTTCCTTTTTTAGCCATCTCTCTTATTATTTAATTTCTATACTTAAAGATAAGCATTTTATCAATGCGTGTCAACCTTTTTGTTAACTTTTTTTACTTTTTTTTTATAAAGGATCCACAGTGTCATCAACTACAAATCCTACAACACTTTCTAGGTACTGCTTAATATCCGTGTCGTCAAATCCATCTGCTAACAAATCCAGTGTGACGTAACGGATTGCGTCTTCCAACTTGTTTGCGACAGTGCTATTAACAAGTCCCTCAATTCTCTCAAATTTTTCAAAATCCATTTTTCTCTCTTTTTAAATTAATACTTAAATATAATGAAAATAATAATGCGATCCTAATAAAATGTAAAAAAAGTTTGCTGGCTAACTTAAGCCAACAAACCCTTTCTCTAATTCCAACTCTAACTCCTCAGCTATATCCTTAAGTCGGTAATAAGCAGCATCATCTAATTCCTGCATCACTCTATCTACTACTTGGTTAACATCATATCCTGATCCAAACCCGTAACATGTAACTGCTGTCTGGATTCTTTTTAACTCATCACTTGCACTAACCCAATCTGCTTCAAGCATTTGATCATTATAATCAAACTCTTTGCGGAACTCTGCCATGGCAGAAATCCAAAGCTGCTTAACTTTGATTCGAACCACTACGGCTACTGCATCATTGTGGTCATACATATCGCGGCTCCATGGCTTTGTGATTTGGATTCCGTACTCTACTTTTGCTACCTTTTTCATATATCTCTCTTTTTAATTTATATAAAGATAAGGTTTTAATCAATGCGTGTCAACCTTTTTCTGAAAAAAGTTTAAAAAAAAGTTTATTCTGATTTAAAGATTTTGTTATAGTGATCTTCAAATGTATCACCATGAACTGTTGTCCATTGACCATGATTGTAAAACTTCCCTAGCTGTTGCTTCTCCATGGCTTTAGCTTGGTCAATAATTAATTGCCTATCAGTCATATCTGCAAATTTCCATTTAGATGAATTAACCTGTTGTGCAAACCATTCTATTGCTGTCTGTTTCATATCTCTTATTTTAAAAAATCTTTAGCTATTACTATGATTATTGCAAACGTGATTAAACCTGTGGCTACTACTAATACTATCATACTCTCTTTTTAAATTAATATCCAATCAAATCACACAACATCTCTCCCGTGCAACGGCCATTCCGGGTAATTTCATAATTAGGATCCATGCCGGATGCTGTCACATCGCTAATCAACTCAGACAATGAGGTAAACTCTTTCTCGTAATAAACACAATCTAAACTATACATACTCTCTCTTTTTAAATTATAATCTAAATATAAGCAAAAAAGAGATGCGTGTCAAGCATCTCTGTAACTTTTTTTTAACTTATTTCCTCAACTCTAAATTCAATCACTTCATTTAATATTAAACACATTTCGCCATCTTCATCATAAATACAACCTTCAATCATATCATCACTCCACTCAGGAAAATTGCCATTCTCATCAACACCACACCACCACTCAACCAAATCCTTATTGCTATAACAATATTCAGCCAACTCTTCATTCTCTCTAACCTTATCAACTAAATCCACCAAATCCTTAGCCATTACATCAACAACTAAAAATGCTTCATCACCATTAAAACCATCTGCTAAACTTACTCTAAACTCTCTCATTTTCTCTCTTTTTAAATTAATACTTAAATATAAGGATAATTTCGATCGGATCCTAATTTTTAGCAAACTTTTTTTAAACTTTTTCAATTACGGTAACTGGTACATTAGGATTCATGCCATAATAACATTTAATATCGATATCCTCTAATTCGACGATACGTGCATTTTTTCTAGTTTTTACTACTTTTGCCCGTATTAATACATCCGGTTTTGTATCCCAAGCAAATTGTACAATTTGTCCTTTTGCTACAGTTCCTAATATTACTAAGTTTTCCATATATCTCTTATTTTTTAATTTATATAAAGATAAGCAAAATACTTATGCGTGTCAAGCATTTTTTAAAAAAGTTTAACTAAATATTAACTATAGTAACTAAGCTATCAGCTGGCATTATGGTCCATCCGATATCATTAATATTTTCTAATAGTACAGTAACTGCATTTTTCCTTGTTTTTATTACTTTTGCACGTCGCACCATATTAGGATTACTCATTGCAAATTCAACTATTTGTCCCTTTTTTACTGTTCTAACTTCTACTTGCATATCTCTTATTTTTAAATTAATACTTAAATATAAGTAAAAAAAGTGCGCGGACCAAATTATCCACACACTTTTTTACGATTTTTTTTATATTTTTTTAAACTTTGTTACGGAGCATTTTCGCGCGCAACCTGTCTATTAATTTAATATAGTCATTTATATTTGCATCATAATATTCATCACGTACAAAGTCGTTATTCCAAAAGTTTAAATTATAATCTCCGATGAGCCATCGGCGCTTGTCGCCTGCTTTACGCATCGCATACTGTTTTTCTGCTACTTTTTGTGCTAATGCTAAAACTCGAGGATCTTGCATATCGAGGCTTAGTAGTGTTGTTTCATCAGAATCTTCAGATAAATTCTTTGTTTTAAAACGATGCATATTCTCTGCAAGTATATTTCGATTCGTTGTCATATTACTCCGATGTTTTAAATAAATATATAAACAGTAAAAAAGGACCCGGGAATAAGAGAGAGAAACCCGAGTCCCTACACGATTCACATCGCCTTACCTAAATCCGATCCGCCGGGAGTGTCTTGCGAGCACTACGATCCCGGACCCCGTCGGTATATTGAGAGACATGTTTGCAATACAAAGGCCCGGAGGTGTTAGCAAGTTGTGCTCCGTAGTGCTCTGATGCTTGTGGTTACCGGGCCTAATCGATCCATGTTTTATCGCGGGATGAATCTTTCCCATATCTTTGTTCGTGATCCTTCTGGCCGCCTTAAGCATTTGGTTGGATCAACCTTCCTTCTTAATTACAAATATATAATATGAAAACTAAATCTAAAAACCAACCGTATCTAAAAATAAATCTAAAAATACATCTAAAAATAACGTGATATTGGTCTAAAAATCGTCTAAAAATAGCCTGTTCGGTTACTCCGTATAGCTAGCAAAGCAAAAGAAACCGGCCCAAAAGTGCTACTTTTCTAAAAATACGTCTAAAAATCAAACCGGATATTGAGCTAAAAATCGACTAAAAATAGCGGATTCATCTAAAAATAGCCGGGGAGCATCAGATATCCATCTAAAAATAAACCTGACAGTTACTCTGTATAATTAGCAAACCGAACGTATACGCACTATAAGAACGAATACAGGTTACTCCGTATAGCTACAGAATCGAACTAACCGATTTCTCGCCAAGCAATAAACCCTATTATTAACCCGAAAAATAACACCGATACCATCATACCTCTTTAATTTAATTACACTTTAAATATAAGAAGAATTCGCCACATATCCAACCAAAAGCAAAAATCAATCTAAAAATAGACCAAAAAGGTTGGATATTACAAGACACAGTATACGCACATATAACACGGTTTACAGTGTAACGGATATCAGTAATCCAGGCGACCCGTAATAAAGAGTCTATGCCCCCCGTATTAGTTGTATAGGGAGGGAGATATATATAACCTATCTGTCTGGATGCTACTAGACACCATTTCGTCTAAAAATAACGCCCTATATCTGCGTATTTTACCTTAAAAACGACAGGGA